CCAGTTTCTCCTGTATTACCGGTTGCGCCAGTTGCTCCTTTTTCACCAGTTGCTCCTTTTTCACCAGTTGCTCCTTTTTCACCAGTTGCTCCTTTTTCACCAGTTGCTCCTGTTTCACCAGTTGCTCCTTTTTCACCGGTTGCGCCGGTTTCTCCTGTTGCTCCAGTTGCGCCTGTTTCTCCTTTTTCTCCTGTTGCTCCAGTTGCGCCTGTTTCTCCTTTTTCTCCTGTTTCTCCTTTTTCTCCTGTTGCTCCAGTTGCGCCTGTTTCTCCTTTTTCACCGGTTGCTCCTTTTTCACCGGTTGCTCCTTTTTCACCTGTTTCTCCTTTTTCACCTGTTGCTCCGGTTACGCCGGGTTCTCCCTTTTCACCAGTTGGTCCTATTTCTCCTGTCATTCCTGTTGGACCTGTTGGACCTGTAGAACCTGTGGAACCTGTAGAACCTGTAGAACCTGTGGGACCTGTAGAACCTGTGGGACCTGTGGGACCTGTGGGACCTGTAGGTCCTGTAGGTCCTGTGGGGCCAGTATCTCCTTTAGGACCTGTTGGACCAGCACAACCAGTTACACCTGTAATTCCTAAATTACTAGGTCCAGTAGGTCCAGTAGGACCTTGAAGTCCAGCAGGACCAGTAGGACCAGTATATCCGATTTTTCCAGTAGCACCCGTACAACCGTGAGAACCCGTTGGACCTGTAATGCCTGTAGGACCGGTTGGACCTGTGGGACCGGTTATATAAACGATTCCAGTAGACATTTATAATATAATATAATATAATATTGAATTTCATACAAAAAAAATAAATATTATATTATATATTAAAACATAATTAACCGCATAATTATGACGGTAAAGAAGAAACACACAGTTTGATTTCACCCAAACTAGCAACATTATATTTAACTACCAAAGGTAAATCGTTTTCCAAATAAACCTCAATTTGAGAGCATAAATTCGTGCACTTAATAAAATAACCCAAGTTTTTTAACGAAAATTCGCCCTGAATAACCTTTGATGAATCTGGTTTTAACGCAAATTCCATACTTCCGTCTGATTCAGCACGATGAATTTCTGCCGATGCGAATTGTCCCGAACATTTAAATATTAATTCGTTGCCTACAGATTTAATCTCTATTTTATCTGAAATACAAGACATATCTCGAATAATTTTTTGAAAATCTGCTGATGGTAAATTAATAATTGATGAAAATTTAACATCGGGGTATTCTAATTCTTCAGGATCTGGTTCAATAAGTCTTAATTTCTGGGTTTTACATTGTTTTATTTCTCCATTTTCAAATTTTAATGCTAGATGTGATACAATTCCTTCTGCGTAATCGGCGTTTTCAATATATATCGTTAGCGTGTCATCATTATCAATTGAATTAATTAATTTAAATAAATGAAACATGTTTACTCCAATAATGATTTTATCTTTTTTACATTCATAAAATTCAAAATTGGGTGCTGCTAAAAATAAGTGTGCTAAAATGGTGTGTGATTTATCCATATTAATTATACGTATTCCGTCAGGTTGAAAAGTAATATTCGTTTCTAATAAAATATCCTTTAAGGCAGTCATTAATGTTCTAAAAGGTGCGATTTGGACTGTTTTGATGGTTAAAATGTTTCCATCAGTATTAGATTGTCTTGAAAAATTTGTCGTCATTATTAATTTATCGTTAAACCCTTTAAATATATATTAATATAATACATTTTTTAAATATTAATATAATAATTTAAATACTTACTTTTAGATTATTATATTATGACAGAACTTATAACGGTTCGTGAAAAGTGTATAAATTCAATTGATGAATTATTAAATAAATATGGAAATAATTCGTATATGTTACAAAGAATCAACAACCATATCATACATTATTTACCCAAAACACTAGAAAGCGAAATAATTAATCACGCGGAAAGAGTTATCCGTTTAAATAATTTAATTAATGAGAAACAGCAATTTATTCAGATTTTTTTAAGTAAAAATCAATATTTTTATTTGTCAACAAGTAATTATTTTTATGAATATGATGGAGAAAATTATACTATTGTTAAAGAAGACCATATTATTTATAATTTACTTTCGAATATTTCTAAAGATAAGGTATTAATGAAATGGAAACAACGAACAAAAATAAATATTATAAAACAAATAAAAGACCGTAGTTTATTTAGTTCTATACCTGAGACGAATACGATTCAAAATATTTTAAATTTATTATATCCATCAATTTTTACGAAAAAAAATCAAGCAAAATATTTTTTGACAATATTGGGAGATAACATTTTAAAGAAAAAAAATAAATTAATTTATATAGTTACATCAAAAACTAAACGGTTATTGACTGAATTAGATAATATATCGAGTATTACTATATGTAATACAAATATAATTTACAATTTTATGACTAAATACCATGAAACACATAATTACGATAATTGTAGATTAATACAAATAAATGAGAATTTTTCGTTTGAATTATGGAAAGAATTAATTAGAAAAAACGGTCTTAATTTATTGTGTGTTGCCGTTCATTATTCAAATAGATACGAAAATTCCGAAAAGTTTTTAGAATTTAATTCAGTCGAGGATATAAAACCTCACGTTTTGTATTTAAAAAATAATAATCAAACCGTTATATTTGATAATTTCTGTTCTCAATGTCTCCAAATATCTGCTAATAATAATTTAAAAATAGAATGGAAAAAAATACATTTTATATGGAAACATTATTTATCTAGTGTGTCACTTCCAAATATAATTTATTCAAATACTTTAAAAACTCTATTGAAACAGAGGTATGATTATGATGAACCTAGTGATACTTTTTATAATATTACAAGTAAATATTTACCTGTAGTATTTGATTTTATTAATTTCTGGGAAGAAACCGTAAGTATAACAAATAACGCAGAAACCAATATTGAAGAGATTGAATTAGATGAACTATGCGTATTATTTAAGGTTTGGGTAAAAAGTAAAACAGAAGCAACATTCTCATCAGGAATTATTAATGAAGAAAATGTATTAAAAATATTATGTCATTTTTTTCCGAATGTCGAGATACTTGAAGATAAATACGTATTAAACGTAAGTTGTGTTTTATGGGATAAGATTACAGATATTAATAATTCATTAGAATGTATAAAAACATTTTTCAAGACTAAACAACCGTTAAAACTATTATCTATTTCTGACGCTTATAATAGTTATTGTAAATTTGTAGGAACAACCAGCAAATTTATAGTTAGTAAACGATATTTCGAAAAGTATTTATGTATTAAAATAAAAGATTATATAGTTTATGATAATTTTATCATTAATGATTGGATAATATAATTAATTTATGAGGTTGCGTTTCCAGCCATAAATTGAAGTTCAACTCCTGACGTTTTACTAATTCCGGAAATATGTGATGGAGATAATGCGTAATTAACACCATTACCTCCTTTCATCTTTTTGTTGTTTTTCTTTGATTTACCGGTAACTTTAACAAATCCAAATTTCCCCTTTTTGGTTCCATATCCAAATTTCAATAATCGCATCTCCTTTTTAGATGAAGCATGTTTTGTTTTGGATACGATTCTTCCGTTTTTGTTTTGAAAAAGGTTTTTTTTAGTAAGTCCTCCACTAGTTTTATACGCGGTTCCGTGCCATACTTGTGCGCGAGTTCCTGATAATAATTCATAAACTTTTCCTTGTATGCTATATTTACCATTTGCTGTTTTTGTAAACCTAGTCATTTATAAAATTAAGAGAGAAAAAAATAATATGATACTTGTTAATTTAAAATAACCGGTTTTCCTCCTAAACTAGAAGAAATTATCCTTGCCTGTCGTAATTTGTTTGAAATGTTTGAATTATTAGGATTAAATTTTTTATTTTCTATTGATGTGATTGTGCTTATTTGTCGTTTTTTACATACACAATATATGTTTTTACACTCGAATACTTGGTTCATTATAATGTTACATAATAATAAAATTGAAATAAAAACGAATTAAACACAAGACAATAACTAAAATACCTTACATTAATAATTAAAGTATGAACGAAACTGACGCATTCCTTTCCAATAAATATCAACAAAAAACAGATAAACAGCATATATTAGATAATCCAGATACTTATATTGGTTCAGTCGAAAACATAGAATCAACGCTATGGATTTTAAATGAAACCCAAGATAAAATTATAGACAAAACCATCACATATAATCCTGGATTATTTAAGTTATTTGATGAAGGCATCGTGAATTGTCGTGATCACGTAATTCGTATGCAACAATTAATTCTTAATAATACGGAGAACACATTACCTGTTTCTTTTATAGACATTTCAATTCAAGAAGATGGAACAATTATAATGATTAATGACGGAAACGGCATTGATGTTGCCGAACATCCAGAATATAAAATATGGATTCCTGAATTAATCTTTGGACATCTTAGAACATCTACAAATTACGATAAAACAGAAAAGAAGATAGTTGGAGGTAAAAATGGATTTGGTTTTAAATTGGTTCTTGTTTGGTCTATCTTCGGGTCGATTGAAACAATAGACCACGTTAGAGGATTAAAGTATAAACAAGAGTTTAAAAATAATTTGGATGAGATTTGTAAACCTGAAATTACTAAATGTAAGGGTAAAAAACCATATACAAAAATTACATTTAAACCTGATTACGCAAGATTTGGTATTAGTAGTTTAACACCTGATATTATATCACTGTTAAAAAAACGAATATATGATGTTGCGGCAATTACCGATAAGTCTTTAAAAGTTAAATACAATTCAGGAATAATTCCGGTGAAAAACTTCCAACAATATATTGATTTATATATTGGTAATAAAACAGATGTAAAACGAGTATATGAAGAAAATGGCGAGCGTTGGGAATACGCAATAGCATTGTCTCCAACACACGAGTTTATTCAAATCTCATTTGTAAACGGTATTCATACATCAAAAGGAGGAAAACACGTTGAATATATATTAAACCAAATAACTAAAAAATTGGTTGAATATATAGAAAAGAAGAAAAAGGTTAAGGTTAATGCTGTTAGTATTAAAGAACAACTATTTCTGTTTTTAAGATGTGACATTGAGAACCCTTCGTTTGATAGTCAAACCAAAGATTACATGAATACGCCATCCTCTAAATTTGGTTCGACATGTGTTATAAGCGACAAATTTATTGAAAAAATCGCAAAAATGGGCGTAATGGATTCAGCATGTACAATTACAGAATTAAAGGAGAATAAAATATCAAAAAAATCAGATGGAACAAAAAGCAAAAATATTCGTGGTATACCCAAATTAATTGATGCTAATTGGGCAGGAACTGATAAATCAAATAATTGTACCATTATATTCTGTGAAGGAGATTCAGCAAAAGCAGGTATAGTATCTGGTTTATCGTCTGAAGATAGAAATACATATGGAGTATATCCAATGAAAGGTAAAATAATGAATGTCCTGGGAGAAACAACCAAAAAAATTAACGACAATAAAGAGATTTGTGAAATCAAAAAAATATTGGGGTTGGAAATCGGGAAAGAATACACACCGGATAATATATTATCTTGTTTAAGATACTCCAAAGTATTAATAATGACTGATGCTGATTTAGACGGTCACCATATTAAAGGGTTGTGTATTAATTTATTCCAATCTGAATGGCCTTCCCTCCTACTTATTCCTGGATTTATTGGGTTTATGAATACGCCAATATTAAAGGCAAATAAGGGAAACAAAAATATGGTATTTTATAACGATGGAGAATATGAATTATGGAAAACCACAAATGATTTTAAAGGATGGAAAATCAAGTATTATAAAGGGTTGGGGACAAGCACCAGTAAAGAATTTCGTGAATATTTCGAAGCAAAAAAGATAGTTGGGTTTGAGCATAACGGAACCGTTAGCAACAACGCGATTGATATGATATTTAATAAAAAAAGGGCAAATGACCGTAAGGAATGGCTTGAAAATTACGACCGAAAAAGTTATTTAGATACAAATAAAACGCTTGTATCTTATGATGAATTTATAAATAAAGAATTTATACACTTTTCAAAATATGATTGTGATAGAAGCATCCCGAATTTAATGGATGGTCTTAAAATTAGTTTAAGAAAAATCTTATATTCCGCATTTAAAAAAAATTTAACAACTGAAATTAAGGTTGCTCAATTTACCGGTTATGTTTCGGAACAATCCGGATATCATCACGGAGAGGCAAGTTTAAACGCAGCAATTGTTGGTATGGCACAAATATTTGTTGGTTCAAATAACATAAATTTGCTTATGCCAAATGGACAATTTGGAACAAGAATTAAAGGCGGAAATGATAGTGCGTCGGAAAGATATATATTTACTCAATTAAATAAACTAACTCGGATTATATTTCCTCAAATGGATGACAATATTTTACAATATTTAAATGATGACGGAAATTTGGTTGAACCGATCTTTTATGCTCCAATTATACCAATGGTATTAGTAAATGGAAGTAAAGGTATCGGAACAGGATTTAGCACAGAAATAATGTGTTATAATCCGTTAGAGATAATCGACTATTTAATGTGTAAATTAAATAACACCGTATTCAATTGTAAATTTATACCTTATTATGAAGGGTTTAAAGGAACAATTCATGAACTTACTTCCGGAAAATACTTAATTAAAGGTAAATATGAAAAAGTCGGACCCGATAAGGTTCGTATTACAGAATTACCTGTTGGGTTTTGGACTGACGATTTTAAAGAACTATTAGAGTCGTTAACCGAAAGCGTTGATAAAACCGGTAAAAAGATAATTCCTATTGTAAAAGATTATGATGATATGAGTAAGGACACAAACATAGATTTTATCATAACATTAAATAAAGGTAAATTTGAAGAATTAGAAGCATCCCAAGCAGATTATGGATGTTCTTTGTTTGAAAAAACATTTAAATTATACACAACATCAAGCACAACAAATATGAGATTATTTAACGCGCATGATAAATTAAAAAAGTATGAGAATGTAGAAAGTATCATAGATGAATATTATGATACTAGATTGAATATGTTTCAAACCAGAAAAGACTATATGATAAACACATTAGAAAAAGAACTAATTATTTTATTAAATCGAAAAAAATATATTAACGAAACATTAAATGATACGATTGATTTAAGAAAGAAGAAAAAGGATGTTGTTATCGATATGTTAAAAACAAAAGGATACGATATAATAGATGATGATAATGAATATAAGTATTTAGTAAAAATGCCTATGGATAGTGTTACTGAGGAAAATGCCGAAAAAATATTTGCGGAATATACCAAAAAATGTAACGAACTAGATGAAATTAAAAATAGAACTATTGTAGAAATGTGGAATACAGAATTAATCCAGTTGAAAAAAGAATATGTTGTTTATAAACAGGATAGAGAAAACCATAATTCTTGTGAAAATACTAAAATAACTTTAGTAAAAGAAACGAAAACAACGAGAAGTAAAAGGGTTAAACCAGTTTTATTATAATGGAAATGGGGGTTACGTGTAAAAATAAAATGTAAAAATAAAATGTAAATTATATTATAAAAATTTTATAATATAATTTTTTATTTGTTTATCTAAAACCATGGTTTAAGAACAAGTTCTTTATCGGAATTATTTGCCATAACTGGATGTGAAATAGGAACCACAAGTGTGCTCGCATCATATAAATATTTTATATATCCCTGTGCCTCTCCATATACACTCTCAATACAATAATTTAAAACCATTTTATTTAACTCTTGTATTTGTGATGTGATATTGTTTTTTTTATTTGCAGCATATTGTAAAAAAATACTTCTCATTATAATTTTTAAAGAATCGTAGTCTTGTGACCCTATTATATATTGATTATTTGATTTGGTATAAACTCCAACTCTGATACCGTTTTGTATTATTTGTATATTTTCCTTAGAAAAAAAACAATTGGAAAGTTGGGTTTCGTTCCATAATCCCAAAGTTGGGTTTCTAAATGTAGTCGGTTGATTTGCTGGGATTTTATCATACATGTTAAATAAAACAGATGTATTAGGACTTTTTAAGTCAACTCTACCATTCGAATAATTCATTTATATTACTCAAATAGAAAAAATTATATATTTATTTTATATATATAATTATGGAAACCTTTCAAAAAATACTTATAATTGCGGCAGTATTAATATTAGTAATTACTTTGGTAGTTGTTGGAATAACCATTTCAAACCAAAAGTTAGCAGCGTGGCCTCCTGTTATTGGCGATTGTCCTGACTACTGGGTAGACATTTCAGGAAATGGAAACAGATGCGTAAATGTAAAAGATTTAGGAACTTGTAAATCATCCACAACTAAACATTTAAATATGGATTTTACAACATCGGAATTTACAGGGCAAAATGGTTTATGTGCTAAATATACCTGGGCAAATAATTGCGGTGTAAGTTGGGATGGTATTACTTATGGTGTAAGTAATCCTTGTAATAAAACATAATAAATAGTAATTATTATAATAATTAATGAAAGACCAAAATAAAACATTAATGAGATATATTTCTATGATGCCTGAGGATATTAAATATATCATAAAGGAATATTTGCGGATTCCTACAATTATCTTTATAACTAAAGATAATTATATATTCCACCATAAATATTTAAGACCATATCTTATTAAAAATAGGTTTGAAGCATATGTTCGAAATGTAATAAAACAAGACCACGAGTTTGTGTTTAATCAGTTAATTAACGAGAATATTGAAAAGTGGATACTATTTAAAAATTATATACATAAAAATATTATATATAAAAATTATGTATTTTTTTTAATTTTTTTTTGTATTGATTGCGACTCAATCAGGTGCTATAATACGTTAAATGAGTTTTTAAAGCAAAAACAAATGTGTCAAAATAGACATAAAAAGAATATTCTTAAATGTATAAAATGAATTGTTTAAATTTAAATAAAATATTAAATAGGGAAGAAAATGTAAATCTAATCAAAGAATGTCTACAATTATTTTCAGAAAATACAAATAATCTTAGCGTAAAAAAGGGTATATATATTTATGGTAGTCCTGGTTCAGGAAAAACAGAGTTTATTACAAATATTTTAAAAGAAATGGACTATGATATAATTAAATATGACGCAGGCGATTTTCGTAATAAATCAATTATTGATACGATTTCTAAGCATAATATGTCTGATAAAAATATTATGAATTTATTCCACGGAAAGATTAAAAAAATAGCAATAATAATGGATGAGATTGATGGAATGAATAACGGGGATAAAGGAGGAATAAATACCTTAATTAAATTAATTAGACCAAAAAAAACGAAAAAACAAAAATTAGAAGAGGTAACAATGAACCCAATCGTTTGTATTGGAAACTATCACATTGATAAAAAAATTAAAGAGTTAATGAAAGTATGCAACACCATAGAATTAAAAACACCTACTAATAATCAAATTACAATTTTAATTAATCAATTAATACCAAACTTAGATAAAGAAATACAGGTCCAATTAATTAATTTCGTTCAAGGAGATTTAAGAAAATTAATTAATATTTATAATATTTATAAAAACAACAACAATATATTAAATACCAAAATTATGACGGATATTTTTCAAATAAAATCTTATAATGATGACACTAAACAAATTACCCAAAAATTATTAAATCAAAAATTCGGAATTAATGAACATATGGAAATAATGAATGAAACAGATAGAACTATTGTTGGACTATTATGGCACGAAAACATTATTGATGTTATTGGTAAAATGAAACCCAACGTTTCAATACCGTTTTATATTAAACAACTGGATAATATGTGTTTTGCCGATTATATTGACCGAATCACTTTTCAAAAACAAATATGGCAATTTAATGAGATGAGTTCACTTATTAAAACATTTAAAAATAATAATTTATACCATTCTTATTTTAAAAAAAAAGTTAAATATAATCCTGTAGAAGTGCGTTTTACAAAGGTTCTTACAAAATATTCAACTGAATATAATAATTCGATATTTATTCAGAATTTGTGTCAACAACTAGGAATGGATAAAAAGGATATATTTTCGTTTTTTCTTAATTTAAAAGATAAATATACAGATAATGAATTATTATTAATCTTTGAAAACTACGAAATTAATAAATTAGATATTAATCGGATTTATAGGTATCTTGATAAGTATACAAAAGAAACGGTTAATGATGAAATTGACCACAACGATGATGATAGTATAGAAACTTAAGATTTATGTATTCCACGTTTTTCATACCACTTGTTTATTGTATTCGAAGATAATTTACAATACTGGTGTGCTTCGTATTGTTCTGGAGAATCGTAAAATAAGACCTCTTTATTTTTATTATTTTCAAAAGTATTTATCGAAATTTTAAACAATAAGTCCTCATCTCTCGTTCCTACTCGTAAATTTTTATATTTAACTCCAGTTACTGCGTTTCGAATTAAACTTTGATTATTTCCGGATGAATAATATTCTAATAGGTATTTATGCTTTACCCCATTATCATCAACATACGTTTTTATAACCTTGTTATATCCATTATCTGGAGAATTAATTGAGATGGACTCTTGTTTATTGTCTATATCATTATAGTTAGTTGGGTGAAAACGGTCATCATCGTAAATCATTTTTTAAAGATAATATAACTCATTTATTATCTTTAAATTTATTTATTAAGTAATGCTTTTTTTTCCGCTATTTTATCTTTAATCAACTCCGAAATCTTGAATTCAAGATATTCTACTTTTTCTTTTAAAGTTTTATTTTCGGTTGTCAACTTTTCCAAGTAATTATTTTGATTTATCATTAATTGCATTAATTGTTTTTTGTGGTCTTCGGCAATCATCCTGTTCCTTTCAGCGTGAAACACTTCTAATTGCTTCATTACATCCGGTTTATTTTCTAATTTACCTGGTGAATAGTTAATTAATAATTCATCTATATCTTCGGAATAAAACCTTTTTAATACAGGGTCTTTTATAAAATCATCAACTGTTTTTGTCGACAAATTTACGAATTTATTCTGTTCATTATGTTCCAATAGTTGTTTTTTATCTAATGTATTATGATCGTGTGAAAATACAAGTATAGTTTTTAAAACATCTAACTGAACTAACGGAATAGTATAATTCTTTAAAAAATGTTGTTCTTCTCCAAATTTACTATTTTCATCATAACATGTAATATCTAATAATTGTTTTTTAAATGCGAATGAAGCCGCGGTTGAGTGCCATTTACCATAAGGTCCAAATTGATACATTTTATGAATATGTTTAAAATAAATATGTAATTCGCTGCTTCCAGCAATTAATATATCTGGATTTAGTTGTAAGGTAGTTACCGCATGCATGACTCGTTCAGGTGGATAGTAATCGTCGTCATCCATATAAATAATAATGTCTCCTTTACAATTAAAATGTGCTATATTCCTTTTTTTACCTAATGTCATTTTTTCCGAAAACTGAAGATATTTAACTAATGGTATGTCTTTAACAAGGTCTTCAATTTTATCGGTTCCATCATCAACAATAACCCATTCAATTCTATGTTTAGGATATGTTTGATTTTTAACACACTGAATTATGTAAGGTATAAATGGTCGTCTGTTAAAGGTTGGGGTGCAAATACTTACAAATGGTAACAGATGTTTTTTTTGTTTTGTCATTTATTATAAGTATTTATTTTATTTTTTAAATGCTTATTTGTTAGTTATATTTATGAATTAGGTAAAACCTTTGCGTTTTCAACACTGATGGGTTCTACTTGAGATTCAATAACGGGTTCTACTTGAGATTCAATAACGGGTTCTACTTGAGATTCAATAACGGGTTCTACTTGAGATTCCATAACGGGTT